ANANNCAATCTATTGGAAAGAAAAGTAAAAAAGCTAATTCAAATAGTCCTATTGGAAAGAAAAGTAAAAAAGCTAATTCAAATAGTCCTGTACAACGTAATTGGGTAAATGATGCGTTTAAAGATACTAATTTCAGAATAATTGAAACACGTTCAAATGGTGATTGTTTTTTTGATAGTGTTCGTTTAGGATTACCATCTAGTCATAAAAAGACAGTTACACAGCTAAGACAGTTATTGCTTCCATATTTAACATATGATATATTTGAAAGAGATTTAGGATTATACACATCAGCAAAAGACGGAAAACGTAAGAGTATTATAGAAAAAGCTAAAGTAATGAAAAGTAATTCATCTAAAAAAAGAGACCAATTAAATAAATTGGAGTTTGATTTAACTGGGGCAAATGAAACAATTGAGGAGTGGGCATTTTTTGATAGATTTAAAATAGATTCATTAGATAAATATAAAGATTTTTTGTTAAATAATTATTATTGGGCTAATTCATGGTCTTTATCTATTATAGAAAAAGAATTAAATATTAAGTTAATTATTCTTAGTGAACGTTCTTATTTACAAAATGATGAATATAATATTTTACAATGTGGAGATTTTGAGGCGAATAATGATTCTATACCATATTGTAAAATATGTGGTATGACACAACGTGAACGTGAATTTTTAGATACAGATGGATCAGATGAACTAAAAAAGGAAATATACAAAAATGCTGTAAGTAACCATGGTATAGAAGTAACCGAAGATGATACGTTATCTACATTAATAGTAAAATATTCAGATTTACCAGATGACCATAAATTTGAAGATAAAGAAGATATAGTTGAGGAATATATTCCAAATGGATATATTATTGTTACTTATTCTGGAAATCATTATCGTTTAGTTTCATATAATAACAATCGTTTCTTTAAAACATTAGATGAATTACCAAGTCAATTGGTTCAACAAATAAAACGTAAATGTAATAATGTTGGATTATATAAAAGAATTAAAGATGTTGGATTATAGTTCATCCATTCATTATAAAATTGAGTTCATTTTGTTATTTATAATAAATAAAGAAATTATGAGATATAGTTGTGAATACTGTAATATTAAAAATATGGTATGGTTTGATTTTAACCGTCATTTACAAACACAAAAACATACCATTAATCATCGAAAATTTACAATGGAAGATATAAAACAACTTGAAAAAAATAGAAAAAATAACTTTAACTCTAACACTTCTAAATAAAGTCAACACGTTTAATATTCATAGCGATTGCTCCACAACCAACATCTTTGCCGATTTGATGTGCTAAACTTCGAATATATGTACCACTGCTTACTGTTGCCCTATATTTTTTTATTAATGGTTTATATGGTCCAAATTGAGATAAATGTTGTGATCTTCGAAGATTCAATGTTTCAAATGTGTTTTTCCATGAATCTACAATGTCATTAAATCTAAATTTTGGTTTATTTTCTTCGGATAAAGTGCTAATCGAATGTATAATATCTGTGTATAGATCATTATAATTATCAAATGTATGTGTATTTTCTATAGTTTCAAGAGAATAAATTTCAACTAATTTAGATGGTATAGTAATAGTATCTATTTTACCTAATTTAGACCATTCCCACAATGGTTTTTTATTTACGACGATTGATGAATATGGTGGGTATGTTTGTACAAATTTTTTGATATATGTATTTAAATCAAGTGTTTCGATAGAATATAATGATTGGACATTAAATATATTAGTAAATGAGTTTACTAATCCTAATATATCATATGTATCAGTTTTAAATCCATATACTATTTCAAATTCATATATTTTATCTAATCCAATATAGCGAGGTTGTAATTTACATTCGTCATTTACAAGTAACATCATTTTACCAAATGCCATTGGGTCTAACCGGCCAGCAAAACTAACTTTTTTAGCATCTGGATGTGTTTTTTTATAATCATTAATAAGTTCATTTGGCGTTTGTCCAATTGATTTTGATATAAAAATAGGCATTAAATTAAATGATAATAAATTTTTTATTTTAATATTAATCAATTTTATAAGAGAGACTCAAGTATATCTGTATACAAATCTTTTAATACTACTTTTTTGTTATTTTCTAAATCTTCTTCAAATGTTTCATTACTTTCATCGATCATGATTAATATATCGTTTGTTAACACCGTTTTTTCATCGCGGATATCTATATTATTTTCTAATAAATGTATAATATCATCTATATTTTTAGTTAAAATATGTTTTTCGATAACAGTACTTTCATCAAATTCTACATGTTCATTATATTCAACTTCATCTAATATTAACTTATTGTCTTCAAACGATATTCTAAATTCATAATCGTAATCATCCTTTGAATAATAAGGATATGAATATAATATATTCATAAAATCTTCATCAATGCTGTCATCTAATTGAATATCATTAATATCAAAATTATCTAAATCTAAGGCATCTATTTCTAAAGTCATTTATATTTTTTAAATCTTTTTTTTTTGAAAATACTAAACGATTATTATATTATTATATAATAATGATTGATACAGTTAAAATAATTGTCATAATAGTTGTACTATTTTTATTAATAAAAAAAATAGTAATGGTAATAATGAAGTATAAAGAGTCTTACAAATCAATCCATACATTTAATTGTGTTACAGTTAATACGAATGAATCGCGTGAAAAAGGATTAATGTATAGAAAAAAACCATTACATAAAAAAGAAGGAATGTTATTTGATTTTAAAAAATCAAAAAAGATTTCATTATGGATGAAAAATACATATATACCATTAGATGCTATTTTCATGGATAATAATGGAAAGGTGTTAGATTTAAAACCTAATTTAAAACCTAAATCTAAAAAAAGTATAATATCTAGTAAAAAAAGTAAATATGTATTAGAAGTAAATAATAATACAATTAAAAATAATAATATACAATTGGGAGATTATATTATGGTAAATAAAATTTCTAAATTAAAATAAAACATCAGGAACAGGTGTTTTTATCATATGGTAATTAGGCAATAATACTTCTATAGTATTATTAGTATTTGATGGATCTATTTCATCCACATTCCATCCAACCTGTTCATGACTTGGCCAATAACTACTATTAACCGGAGCATAATTTGAAAAAAATGGTTTATTTCCCTGTGGTGGGGAACTTGTTGAATTACTAAATGACATATTATAACTATGTCCATCATTAATTTTGTTAATTAGATTCATTTTGTTATCTATATTCATTTGATTAACTGGTCCAGTTGTGTTAACTTGTTCTGTGATTTCAACACATTGTTTATCTAACAAACATTTTTTTGTACAAACTAATCCTTTATTTAAACAATCATAGTTACATTTTTTTTCATTAGTTGAATCACACTCCTTTAAACAACTAGTACCTTCTATTGAACAGTCAAACAAACATTCTTTTTCCTTTTTAGAAGTTTTAGATATACCTAAAAAATCCCATAAATTTGTTATTGTAGATTTATCATTACTGTTAGAGTTATCATTACTGTTAGAGTTATCATAATTATTTGATTCATTACAGAATGGTAAATCATAACTTTTTAAGTCATACTCTAAATTAGAATATGCATTATCAAGTTCGCTTTCATTTGATTGAAACCTTTCATAGCGACTCATATACTTATTGTTTAGATAATTCTTTTGTAATATTTTTTAATCTATTTATTATTTGTTTATATGATAATTTAGTATATGTTAATAGATAATCGATTACTTCAGACTGATGATTACTTGATTTAACAAAGGGTTTGAATAATGCTAAATCGATATAACTTAAATCATAATTCATAAATATATGTTTGGATTTATTGAAATCGTTGATGTATGTATCTTTATTGAATTCATTTGCGTATTTATATTTATTTTCTTGAATATTATCAATAATTTTGTCTATAGATAATCCTTGTTTTATAAATTTGAATGATTTTTTTGGACCTAACCCAGCAATACGTTTCAAATAATCACATCCAAATAATATACATAATTCAATAAATTGTTCTTGATTAATATCCAATGTTTTAAATATACAATTCAAATCATACATTGTAGCTTTATTATTGTAAATGTTAAAATCTCTCAATAAATAGTGACTTCCACTTGTCAATAAATCCATGTCTTCGGATATGACAAAATCTACAATATTATCTGTACATAGCTTGCTACACAAAAGATCCGCCTCACCTTTGGCTCTTACATATTTAATATTCAATAAATCAAATAATTTTTTGACTTCAATAATATCTTCTTTAGATACACTTATAATTTTATTATTTAAGTCATCAATCTTTTTTTTAATATTATTTTTTTCTTGTAAATTATCAGTATTCATCATTTCATTTCGCATTTCTTCTATTTTAATAAATTTTTCTTCTTTTTTAGATTTTCTAATTAACATGACATTATCTTTTTCAGGTCCTGGAGGACCATCAAAAATATATATGGGTGTGATATTATTACTTCGTAATCTGCTTATTTGTTCAAAAAATTTTGGTATCAATTTATTCCCTTTATATTTAAATCTATACAAAAATATACTAACATCAATTGCTGCTTTTTGTCCTTGTAATTCATACAAATTAATTTGTTTAATACATTCTGGACAATGTTCCTTTAAGAATGATGTAAGATTTTTAATTCCCATTATTAATTATTTTTAACAAATTAATTTTAAATCAATTTTAATTATAACATGTCATTCTTAAAGTATAATACATATCTGATTTATTATTTTTAATATAAATCATGAAATCATTTATAGTATTAATATATTCTAAACTACATTGATTTAAAATAAATTCAGTAAAATTATGGCTATTTAGTGTATTATTTAAATACCCATCTAAAAATGAATCTAAATTATATAACAATGCTGTTTTCAAAATGAAATATGATAATATACTAGTATTTTGTTTAAATTTATTTTGCCCATCATATTTATTGTAAAAAAAATCATATGCCGTGCCAAATTTGGATAAATATAATATTTTAGCTACTTGATAACAACTGTATGTCAATTCATAATCTAATATGTGTGTTGTATTACTAATATTAGGGGTATTAATGATAGTATTTATCATTATTGCTAATATTTCAGTATATGCTTCATTAATTCTTATAAATTTAGTGTTTGGGTTTATATTAAAATGTGATGAAACATTTGGGAATTTTATATTATCTAAATCTAAATCTAAATAATGAATTAATTCATGAACTAATACCTTATTTAATTCTTCAGTTCTATACACACATATTATTTTGTTGGAAATAGAAAATCCAGAATTTATTTCTCTTGGACCTAAAATATTGTTATTATGTTTTATATAATTATTAATATTTTTTTTGTATGGTGTCATATATAAATCTAAATTAATATAGATGGATTCATCGATTGATTTATATAATCCAAGTAATATTATTCTAGTAATAATATCATTAAATTCGTTATCAGTTACTCTTTTACCATAAATATTTAAATTTATATTAATATTTTTATATTTAATACTATATTGATATTTGTGTGATATATTATGTAATATATAGTCTATTATATTACATTCAACAAATGTATTGATTATATGTTTATTTAGATGTCTTACTAAAATATCTTCAGGTATTTTATTGTTTTGATATAATTCATTTATATCGTCAATTAATGTACCACTTAATCCATTATTAACATATTCTTTAAAATCGTTATAGTTGTTTTGATTTATAATAGTAATTAAATTGGAACAAGTGATTTTTAGAATGTTATGTTTGTGTAAATATAAGACTATATCAAATATATTCATTTTACCGAGACGTAATTTTATTATTTTTTCTTTTATATCAACTTTTGACGTATCAATCATTTTATATACAGACATTATAATTGTTCTAAATTGAGTTAATTTATTACTTGTAAATTTTAATTTTATTGAATCTAATTCATTTTTGTATAATATGGACTTCATTATAAATAGTTTACTTTTTTATTCTAAGTTTAATGTTTAAAATTTTCTCTAATTTACTTAATATTTTATTATCTGGAATAGCTTTACAACACTCATAATCATTTACTACTTTAACTGGTACATTAATATTACGAGCTAAATCTTTTTGTTTCCATTTTTTGGCTGTTCTAGCATCTATAATTAATCTTGATTGCATTTTCGAAATAGTACAATGTTTATCAGCATCATTGTTTTCATCTAATTTTTTTTTTTTATTAATTGATTCAGAATTCGTTATTTTTTTATGGCTTTCACAGTTTCCATTTCGTAATGCTCTATTTTTATCTTCCTTTTTTTTATGGTTGTTTCTTAATATAGTACATGTGTCCCATAATGGAGATTGACTATTTATATATTCGCTCATTTAAATTATAATAAATATATATTCTTAAATGATTTAAAATTAAATATCATTATTATTTGTACTATGCTTTCACTAACAATTACAGACCTTGATACAATCACTAAAATTAATGATTATTTAAATTCATTAGAAAATAATGAAAATATTACAACTAAAATGTTAATTCGGAATTTTAAGATAGCTCCAAAAAAAGCGCATCGTATTTTGAAATATCGTAAAGATACAATGTTATGTAAACCATATGAATTTGGATCACTCCGAAATATTAATTATAATTTATATAAAAAAATAGATAAATTAACTATAGAATCAGTAGCTGAAAAATTTAAAATTAAGAATGAATCAAGTTTAAAACAAAAATTAATGAATAAATACAGAATAAATTATGTCAATTCGATAAATTAATTTGTAAAGAATAAATTATTATAAATATAGTAAGTAAATCTAAAATAGTTTTTTTTTTGATATAGGTCTATTTTATGTCCTCTAATTACTATATTAACAATATTTCAATAATTAGATTCATACTATTTACTCTGTATTACCTATCTTTTAATACGGATTTAATATCCTCACTTACGGATTCATTTTTTCTTTTTTCGGTTCATTGTTTTTTTTTTGTAATTACTTTTTGAACGCATTTTTTTGGGTGTATAATGTGTGGTGGTGTATTTGTAAATATTTGGATTTCCACCTTTCATTGGTTTATAGTATTCATCAGACATAACTGTTCTTTTTTTAGGGCTATAATATTCTCTTGTCATGACTGTTCTTTTTTTAGGTTTGTAATATTCAGATGGATATCTAGCATTTTTAGTTTTTGAACGATTACTTTTCGGCATTATACTATTAATGTAGAAATTAAATATATCAATTATTTAATGAGTAGTTTTTTGACTCGCTATTTAAATATTAAAGCTTCATCATTAGCATTATATTTAAAAACGAATTATGAGTTTGTTCGCCCAGAATATATAACTACATTCGGTATATTATTAAACGCGAATGCACTAATGTGTTTGCTAAATAATAATTTTCCACAATTTGTATTTTTATTTTTGACTGGATATTTTTGTAGTATATTAGATAAAATTTATATAGAAAAATTCAATTACGATTCTGAATCCATAAAATATTATCAAAGAGTAGCAGAGTGGTTAAAATTGGTATCGATGTTTGTTATCTTTTATAGATTATACAAAAAAAATATCAATCATGTTATAATAGCAATTGTCATTATAGTGTTATCATTGTGTAATATAAATTTTGTTATACAAGACTATAATAAGGAAAATAAATGTATTGAACTATGGAGTAAATGTGTTATAAAAATTTTGAATAAAGATAGTTTACAATGTATATCTAAATTTACAAACTATTTTGATGAATCGATGACTATAATATATTTATTCGTCATTATGACATATTTATTTTACAAATATTGATTATTTTAAAATCACTTAAGAATTCTTAACATATAATAATTACGAAATGGTTGGAATAGGAATTGATTTAGGAACTACATATAGTGCTGTAGCTGTAATGAAAAATGACAAAGTTGAAATTATCGCAAATGATCAAGGAAATCGTACAATGCCATCTTATGTGGCATTTAATGATACAGAAAGATTGATTGGTGAATCTGCTAAAAATCAGGCTGCTGTTAATTCGGAAAATACTATATTTGATGCTAAAAGATTGATTGGTAAAAAATTTAATGATCCCAAAGTACAAGCTGACATGAAATTGTGGCCATTTACTATTAAACAAGGAGATGGAAATAAATGTATTATTGAGGCAACATATAAAGATGAAAAGAAGACATTTCAACCTGAAGAAATTTCTTCGATGATTTTGTCTAAAATGAAAGAAACTGCTGAAGAATATTTGGGTGAAACGGTGACTGATGCCGTTGTTACAGTACCAGCATACTTCAATGATTCGCAAAGACAAGCTACTAAAGATGCTGGGGCTATTGCTGGATTAAATGTTTTGAGAATCATTAATGAACCAACTGCCGCAGCAATAGCATATGGATTAAATGATGAATCAGACTCGGAGAAAAATGTATTGATATTTGATCTTGGTGGAGGGACATTCGATGTATCCATTCTTAGTATAGATGAAGGTATTTTTGAGGTAAAAGCTACAGCTGGAGATACTCATTTGGGTGGTGAAGATTTTGATAGTAGGTTGGTAAATCATTTTATTCAAGAGTTTAAAAGAAAGCATAAAAAGGATATTTCGACAAATAATCGGGCATTACGACGTCTTAGAACAGCATGTGAAAAAGCTAAACGTACATTATCTTCGACGAGCTCGGCAAATATTGAAATTGATTCATTGTTTGAAGGTATAGACTTTTATACTAGTTTGACAAGAGCTAAATTTGAGGCTCTGTGTGATGATTTGTTTAGAGGGTGTCTAAAACCAGTTGAAAAGGTAATTATTGATTCTAATATTGATAAATCTGATATTCATGAAATTGTATTGGTTGGTGGTTCAACACGTATTCCAAGAGTCCAAAAGTTGATTAGTGATTTCTTTAATGGTAAGGAATTGTGTAAATCTATTAATCCGGATGAAGCTGTTGCATATGGAGCAGCAGTTCAAGCAGCTATTTTGACTGGTGAAAGTAATAGTAAGACAGATTCTTTATTGTTGCTAGATGTTGCTCCATTATCACTTGGAATTGAAACTGCTGGTGGTGTTATGACAGATTTAATTAAACGTAATACAACTGTACCAACAAAACAATCACAAACATTTTCAACATATGCCGATAATCAACCTGGAGTTCTCATTCAAGTGTATGAAGGGGAACGTAAAATGACAAAGGATAATAATCTTTTGGGTAAATTTGAATTGACTGGGATTCCTCCAGCACCTAGAGGGGTTCCACAAATTGAAGTAACGTTTGATATTAATGCTGATGGGATTTTGAATGTTAACGCTTTAGATAAGACATCTGGTAAATCTGAAAAGATTACTATTACAAATGATAAAGGGAGGTTATCAGCAGATGATATTGAACAAATGGTTTCTGATGCCGAAAAATACAAAGAAGAAGACGAGAAAAATTTTAATAGAATCGAGGCAAAAAATAAGTTTGAAGGTTATTTGTATGGTGTTTCTGGGTCATTGACAGAACAATTGAAAGAAACCATGCCATCAGAAGATTTAGAGACAATCAATACTACATTAGATAATAACAAAGAATGGCTTGATTCACATCAAGACAGTGAAGCATCTGAATATGAAAGTAGAATGAAGGAATGTGAAGATATTATTTCACCTATTATCACTAAACTATCTCAAGCAGCTGGAATGCCTCAAGGAATGCCTCAAGGAATGCCTGGTGGAATGCCTGGTGGAATGCCTCAAGAAATGCCTGGTGGAATGCCTCAAGGTGGAGAGGATAGTGGTGTTACAGTAGAAGAAGTAGATTAATTGTTATTATTTTTTGATGAATTATTTACACTATTATTTTTTGATATTTTTTTTATATTTACAATAAATTCAATTAATGAATTTAACCATAATATAATTATAGCTATTAGTACAATAGTATTAAGTACATGATTAGTTGTTTTGTGTTCATCGTCTTCAGTATGTTTTATTGAATCTATTATTAAATACACTAAAAATGGATATACTAATACAATAAATAATCCAGAATATTTTAATAATGGTCCGAATGAAAAACATTTAGTTATAGTTTGTGATAAAAATATTATCGATACAATTGATAAAATGAACACATAAAATTCAGAATTATTATCCATATAATAATATAAAATATATTATTTTGAATATAACAATTTAAATACATCCCACTTATACCATGTATATGAGCGAAGAACAAATAACACAAAAATATTATTCTGATAAAAATACAACCCAATTTTATTTAAATTTATGGGGTGGAGATTCTATCCATATTGGAATTTATAATGATACTTATAACTATAATCAATCACAGTCAAAAAAAAATAAATTGAAAGAAATAAAATTAGCGATTGATACTAAAAAAAATGTAATGTTAAAATTTCTATTAATGTATATGAATGATAAATTGGAAAAATACTATATTGCTGATTTTGGGAGTGGATATGGTGGAACATCACGATTCTTATATTCTAAATTATCACAATTACATAAATTTAGTATTGATTGTTTTGATATTTCGGAAGATAATTGTATTATAAACACCCAAAAAAACATATTACAGAATTATGACATACCAGTGTACAATATGTCATTTTTAAATATACCATTCACTAAAAACTATAATTGTATTTATTCTGAAGATGCGTTTATACATATCAATGATCGTAATACTATTTTTAAAGAAGTTAGTAATAAACTATTAAAAGAGGGTGTGCTAATATTTTCAGACATTATACTAACTGAACAATGTAAGCATGATGATATACAAGAAGTATATGAACGTGTTGGAATAACAAATTTAGAAACACATTACAGCTATGTTAAACTTGGTACTGATAATGGATTAAAATATGTAAATTCATTAGAATACAAAAATAGTATGCTACACCATTACAAAAATATTAGAGATGTTGTCGATGAAACGCCTGAAAATAAAAAAATAATAGAAGGATTGGATAGTTGGATTAAACATATTGACCTAAATAATATCACAACTAAATTATTTATTTTTGTAAAAACCTAACTAATATACAATAATTATTTTAAAAGATTGGAAACTTCATCATATATTTTACCAACAGATGTTAATTCATTTGCTTTAAATCCACCCCGAGATGTAGCTATTTCTAATATTGCTTTTATATTTAATAATAAATTTACATTTACATTTACATTTAGTGGTTGTACTTCTTGGACTGGTTCTATATTTATATTTTCGTCACTCATTATTTACTATTTAAAATTTTTGTTTAAGTATTTTAATATTTTATTTATTTAATGACTAACAAATCTAAAAAAAAAAATAATAATTATAATAAACAAAAAAAAAAATCTATTAAAGGTGGTTCTAAAAAAAATCCAGATTCATCATTTCAGGCAGAAATGGATGATTTTGATCAACGAGAATTGAAATTAACAGATGATTATTTTAAAGATAACCAACATAGTTCTTATTTGTTTATTGTAAGTGGTTTATTTATTGGCGCAGTGTTAACCAAATTTAATGTATTATCATAATTTATTTGTACAATAATAATAATGAAGTTAGCTAATATTATATCAGTTATTCCATTATTATATTTTGGAATTAGTTTTATTTCAATTATTATTAAATATCTAACAAAAGTTAATATTGTTAGAAATGCTATTCATTTATATGGATTACTGTTATCTACATTTACAGCAGCCTTTATGAAATTATTTGTACCCTATCCATCATGGTTTTATGAATATACTAAAAGACCAATAGATGCAAGTGACTGTGATTATTTTTCAAGTAATGGATTTAAAGGTGGTGACCCAGGCTTTCCATCTGGACATATGACATCTACATCATACGTTGTAATGTACTCTATATTGTATTTACTTCAAAAAAAACCTTTTTTCTATATACCAATTATTTTATTAAATATAGCATTGCTAATAATAATGGGTTGGGCACGTATGGTTAAAAAATGTCACAATTTTGTTCAAGTTATTGGTGGAATATTACTTGGAAGTATAATGGCGCATTACTTTTATAATATTAAAATTGATTTAAGTTGAACACTCATTTATTAAATAATGAGTTCATATTATGATTATGATACATATAATGTAGATGGAACATGGGTAAATGACGAAATAGAGAACGATGATGAATTGGATAAAAATAAATATGTTTCACCTAAAATATATGATTATCAAAATGATGCTTTTGGGGTGTACAATATATCATCTATAATTGAAGATAATTCAAACCATTTATCTATATCTTTCAAGGAATTTAAAGCTAAAAATGAGTACATACCAGAGCTTTACCATTTTTTAATATATAGCATTGAACATTTCAATAAATATTATAGACTTACTATAGATGAGGATACTACATCTATGCTAAGTATTTTGTTATCAAATATTACAATAACAAATAATGAGTGTTACAAACATTACATAGATGTATATGTTGAAAATATTAAATCACCCATTAGCAATGAAATAAAAGTGATTTATTTGAATATAATTAGTCACAATAATGTAGAATGTTTCAACTATTTTAACATGTATCATCCAATATCAAGTATTATATGCGATTCAGAAATTGATATTTCACACTATTACACAAACCTAAACTATAATGTTGTAAATCATAGTATGGGTACATCAAAGTATATTTCTGAATATATTATTAACAACTGTAGTATAAATGTCTTCAATTATCTGTATGTTCATATCTTTCTGAACATCAATATCAAAACTGATTATTACATATTAACACATAAAATTCAACAAGAATTAGAAAATGAAAATTACGAGTTTGGAAAAACTCAAATGACTGAATATAGTATATATAAATATATATTAGTTCTTATACAAAATTCAGGCTATTCAAAAAAATACGATAAACTTATATCTATTATAATGCATAAATTAAATGATATTACTATTTATAATTACTATATACATAATGCATTAGATAATACTAATTATTATGCTATTAAAGATTTATTTGAACAACGAACATTGATTGTATCTAAATTCGATTACACCGCTATATTGAATAAATTATTTGAACTATGTTCCGACAAAATATATAATAAAGAATTAAGCGTCAAAAAAAATGAACTATATATTAACAAATTATGGTGTTATTTGTTTCCATATATCGAAAAATATTATGACGATGATTTGAAAACCTATTTTGATGATAAAGAGTTGAATCAATTAGTAACCATTACAAACGCAAAAAAAATATTAAAAAAAATAGGTAAATATATTGAGTGTTGGAATGTCCAAGATAAATCTAATTTTACACCTATAATGGATTGTATTCGATATGGAACATATGATACTGTTAAATACATGATTGTGAATTATGATATAGATTTGTTAGTAGAATCATATGATGATATAAATATATTATCAAGTGCTTTATTTAATTGCGATATTAGAGTGTTAAAGTATATTACTCATATTATCAATGGTAATGAGGTTTTGAAGTATTATATAACACAACACACACAATCAGACTATATTAGTATCATTCGCAATAGCAAACATACATTTAAAAAAATAGCTATAATAAAATCAATATTTGGGTATCTTGATATAGATTATATATATAATTGCTATTTTCATAAAATAGATATATTGATACCTTTAATACAAACATACAATTATAAAATAAACTTGAATAATGTTCTAAAAATTAAATTGACACCACACTATAATTGTCAATCATTTGATAAAATCAAAATAATACTAGATAATATAAATTATGAACTATCACAATACTATGATATTATTGAGTTTGTATCTAGTTTAGGATGTATAAATTTAGTATTAAAATCGTTCAATTATATATTTACTCATTTTAATCTAAAAAAAACAATAATGTATGACTCGTATTCCATCATTTTTGAATCATACCAGAAAATGATGGAAAATAAATGTACATATTGTGGTAATGTATGTAAACACTCTCGATTTAAAGAATATATAGAATATTTACGAACACACATTTTAATACAAGGTACATCTTATAATTATTATATTAATAGGTATATTGTAGATGAATTTGTGTTCATTAAAGAGTTGTATCTAAATGGTATATATCCAAAAGATAATTTATATTATACTAAATTGGCAAATAGTTCGTGTTTTTCATTGATTAAGCTATGTAATATAAATAAACGAATAAATACAACAATAACAAACTGGAATTTAGTAATTTGTGTTTTAAAACAATATGTGAGAAAACGATACAAAAAAATAAAAGAAAAACATATGACGAACCAACATAGTGTTAATAATCAATTAACATATAGACCAAATATATATAATAAAAATAGAATCAAATCATTAAATCCTAAACATATAGAACCAAATGATTGTTTCAAACCATTACATGAAACCCATTTATATTTAACACAAAAAGCTGATGGTTTATCTAAAACTGGGTTATATACTATATTTCCAACTATAGATTATAATGATACCAATATTGATATGGAATTAATAGAATATGAATTTGTACAAAGTGAAAATATGTGCTATTTTTACAATTACAAAAATAATCCATACGATTTTATAATGTTTTTACGACAAAAACATCCAAATATAATCCATATAGAGTATCCATCATTAAATCTTAGTAATTATCAAACAGTATTAGATGATTACTCTAAAAATGAATATAAACAATTAAATAAATTTAAAGAAAGATATAATACACGAAAAAAATGGTGGCCAAAATATATATTCAAGATTGACAAAATGTCCCATTCTAATTACTTAACATTATTAAACCATATTAGTAATACTAATATTGATTGTATTAAAAATGATGGGTGGATTTTAATAGATAATGACTATAATGATTTAATTAAAGTTAAACCATACAAACAACTTACTATAGATTTGATCTATATAAATAATAATTTATATGACAATGATAATTATATTTATAAATGGAATAACACTATTCAGGATTTAAAACCTAACAAAATTTACAGATGTTATTACGATACTATTAATAAGTGTTGGAATCCTATTGAATTGCGATTTGATAAATTTAAACCAAACACTCGAAAGTTGTGTAACTATATTCAAAAATGTCATATGTATCCATGGTCAATCGTTGATACACTAGAAATGATACCATATTATCAAAAAAGCGTTTGTAATATTCAACGAAAAAATAAATTTGATAGAGATATATCTTTTACAAACTATATAATTGGTCCTAAAGTTTTAGATTTAGGGTGTGGATTTTCTAAAAAATATATTGGTATTGATATTGACCCAAAAGTAGATAAAAATAATCATTATACAGGTGATTTATCGAAGTTTGATGATACATCAGTTACTATTAAAAATATATACCGTTATTTTAACAACATACTAGACTTTAAAGAAAAATATAGTACAACCCAATTTGAGACAGTGATAAGCATTAATAGCATCCATTATTTTATAAATAATGCTTTTTTAACAACACTTAATAATTATACTAAAAAAGGTACTAAATTTATAGTTAAATTCTTAAATAGTGAGTTGTTTTTAACATTATTATATGGACGGAACTATATTTCACATAATAGTAGTTATGTAAGAATACATACATATAACACATTAGATAAAACACTATTTGAACCAGATTTATATATAAAAATATATTATGAATGGTGTCATAATAAACCTATTATTGAAAAAGTATATTCAAAAGATGAATTAGAAATCATATTCAAAAAATATGGATGGCATATTGAAACATATAGTAATAGTTCTATAAATACTGGATATTTATCTGATTGGGATTTATATATCAAATGTTTTTCAGTATTGGTGTTTGTAAAAGATTAAATATTTAATATTAGTTACCACCCAATTTATTACTTTTACCACTAAATGGAACAAATGATGTATCGTTTTTTTGTTCAATTGTTGGACTACATTTATTTAAAGATGTATGGATACTTGCTATTATTTTTCTTTTTTGTGTTGGTTTTACTAATGGTTCAAGGTCTATTTCTAGTTCTTCAATTTCATCAATAGATACATGTTTATTTGGCTGACATTCTAATATTTTAAATTCAATCGTTTTTGTTTTATAAATTAAATGAATAGACGTGTTTTCCGAAATTACATTATACAAATTTTTGAGATGTGTTTCTAAATATTTTTTTTTGTTTTCGATTGAATAAAAATCTTCATCCATTGCTTTAATCTTAATATAGGTTGCTTTTGGTAACTCGTTTTTTAATAATGTCATAGTTACTATATCATTTTCATTTATATTCAAACTATAAAATAGGTTGTCTGGAATATATAGTTCATCGATAAATTCTTTAAACTCTAATACACCAAAATAAATATCTTTAATTTTAATAGTTACTGGATAACATACATTTTCGTATTTTGACAATTCATACAATATATATTTGGGACATATTATTTTATTCCCATTATTGTTATAGTTATGTTTTGGATTTTGATCATTATTAAAAATAAATGGTAATGCTTTAACAGTTATTTCTATATCATTATCATTATTTACTAATGGTGTATTTAGATTTTGTTGAATATTTGTAAATTCAGACATTTGATATAATAATAGATAATATTAGTCTTAAATTATTTATCAAATTTTTTAATATCTTTCACACCTTCCCAATGTTTTCGATTATCAATATAATCTTGTTGTAATCCACTCCATTTTTTTTTTTTGAAACTCACATGTCTATGAATATCTGGTTTTTTCGCTTGATATCGTCTTCGTACTTCTTCCTCTATTGATATTAATCTTTTTTCTTCATTAATAACAGCTTGTTCGCTTCTTTCTCTACATCCACGCTTAATCATTTCATCTTTTACTTTATCAGATACTCCTTTCAAACTTGGATCCGAGGCATATCCTACAGTTTTAACAACGTTCGAATCATATGGAACATTAAAATAAATGATAGAACTATTATTTATTTTTAACATTTTGTAATGAAATGCAAATAAATCTAATCTATAATTAGGGTTGTTATCATTATTTCCTAAATCAGATTGTCCAATTCCTTTAAAATCTAATTTTAATGTATGATCAGATTTTGTAAAATTGTAAGAACCGCTTGGTTGATACTCTTCTGGATGTATAGCAAATGAATATGAATAAATATATTTACGTTTTTCATTTTGATTACCACCAGGTACATTACTATGATGATAATATGGTTGAAGTGTTCTAAAATATGTAGCATCGGTTTCTTTTATTCTGTCTTTATTGTTAATAGATATCTTTAATGATTTGAATGTATCATAACTTCCATATCCTAAATTTTTATTTTCACCTGTTAATGTATAATTAAATATATCATTTGGATGTGTATTATTTCCACCTTCTAATTCATTAAATTCAGGGTGTAATGTTGTTGTACCAGAATTTAATCTATTATTATGTCTTATTACCCATATAAATTCTTTAACCGGATTTTCTAATACAATATCATCTAACTTATTTAATGTATTCAATTTCATATCCAATGTTTCAATCAAATATTCAGATGGAAGATTATTTTGGATACGTTGCTGTTCTTCCTTATCTAAAAATACATAATTTGTAAAGAATTTGAAATTTGATATAGGTACATTATTATAATCAGTATTTTGGTTATTACCAGCACCATCAATACTAGGTTTAAATAATAATAATTGTTTGACATCATTTAATTTTATCTTTATTCTAACATCTCCATCATCTAATAGAAAAATTGGTAATGACAACCCATAATTTCGGTTAAAATAAAATTTTAATGGAACATAATACCGTGTTTTTTTTGTTATAATTTCTTTGAAAACACCTGGATCTTTTGATTCATCGCGCTTTCCTACTAACGACCATTCCTTTTTATTAGGATCAGTTAGTTCATTCCATATATCATACCATAATCCATTATGAGTATCAATAGATTTTCCATTTATTATTAATTCAACCCTATCTAATATAGCATAGCCAACAGCATTAACCCAACAACAATATTCTCTATAATTTGTAACTATTCCAGGTGTATTAGAATTATCAGCTTCTTTTGATAATTTAATTTTTGTTGGATTTGGGTTAGGTAATGAATTGATTGGTGGTGGTAGTGTAAATTCTATATACATATTATTAATCAATGTTCCCGTTTTTGGAATACTGTATATAAATGAATCTCCAAAAGAAATATTAGTATTAGGTTTAATAACATCTGTAATTTCAGTTGTTTCTAAGCCAAAATTAGTATGTCTTTTATATACTTTTTTAAAAAATGTAATTTGTGGATTTAAACTCAGTATATCATCTCCAGAATTTTGACTTGAAGACAAATTTAGTGAACCACCAGTCATATAATTTAATTATATTATTATTGTTTAAATAATATTATTTAACTTAAACTTAAAATAATATTATTCAATTATATTATTCAAACAACTATGACAAATAATTTAATATTTAAAAGTTTAGTTGATGGTGCAAGTCCATTTATATCATTTGAAAACAATGAAATAAGCGATATTGAAGGTAGCCGAAACTCATTTATAGAGTTTAAAGGATGTAAACAAAACGGCAACGAACTTAAAGTACATCAACAATCTGTTATAGAATCAATTCATAGCGGAGGTGGTAATAAATCTGGAAAATTGTTGTTTAAAGTAAATGATGGCGATGATGCTGATAGCAATTTACATACTATATTAACACTTGGTCCAGCAAATCAACAATCAATTGGTACTAGCGATATATTAACTACAAATTTTATTTCTAAGAATGTTCAGAATGGTGGAAGTGCTACAACTATTAAATTGTCAGATGATGAAGCTGTAAATGATGAATATTATATAAATTATTCGATTGAAGTTACAAATGGCGTTGATGACACAACACAAATCCGAACTATTACTAACTATGTTGCTACTACTAAAATAGCAACAGTAAATACCGCTTGGGATAATCTTCCTGATGATAATACATTTACATACACCATAATTTTACCACTCAATGTTATTAAATTAAATAGTGAAGATTTAAGCAATAGTGATGATTTTTACAAAAATTCTACAATTGAAGTTACAAAAGATGGTGTCACAACTCAAAGACGACAAATTATATCGTATTATGAATCGACTTCAAATGCTTTTGTTGATACAAATTGGGATAATCAACCAATAGATAATACATATTCATATTCGATTGTTTCTTCTGAAGTAACTATAAATGGTAATTTGACTGTAAATTCTGTAAATTCATCAAGTAATACAACTACTAAAGATACATTAATAAAATTAGCAAATGGAACTATTGATGTGCCAAATAAAGATTTAGGATTCATATTTACACGTGGCGATGGTTCTAATACAAATGAAGCAAACAAAGGTTTTATTTGGGACGAAAGTGCGACTGAATTTTCATTAATTAAATGTAATAATGAAGATGGTACAACACATGGTAATGTTTCAATTGAAGATTATGAAAATTTAAAATTAAAGAATTTAGCAGCTACCAATAATGCTACTGTTGGAGGAACCCTTGGAGTAACTAGCGATGCTACTGTTGGAGGAACCCTTGGAGTAACTAACAATGCTACTGTTG